ACATCTTACTTCCATACTCAACAACCAATTTCTATACATCACCTCGCGTTACAGAAGTACAAGATATTACAGAAGATACATACCTTCAAAGAATTGAAGCGGGTATCTATCGCGATGTCGATGCAAGTTATACATCAGACGTTCCATTAAACGAACAAACAAGATCAGAACAAGCTAACGATAAAATCGAAGGTAAAGAAAAACCATCTAAGAATATTGATGGCTTACGTCGTGTTTATGAAATTACTTGCTTCATTCGATTAGATGATGATTCAATTTCAGAAGGTAAACGCGCACCGTATATTTTAATGGTTGATGAATCAAGTTCTAAAGTACTTGGTCTCTATCGAAACTGGGAAGCTAACGATGAAAAACTTGAGAAATTGGACTGGTATGTCGAATTTAAATTTATTCCTTGGCGCGGTGCTTACGCTATCGGTCTGCCTCACCTTATTGGTGGCTTATCTGCTGCTCTTACCGGTTCACTCCGTGCGTTACTTGATGCGGCACATATCAGCAACAGCCAAACAATGCTTAAACTTAAAGGCGGTCGTATCGGCGGTCAAAGTGATAGGATTGAACCTACACAAGTAATGGAAATTGAAGGCGCTCCTGGCGTCGATGACATTCGCAAGATTGCTATGCCAATGCCATTCAATCCACCATCAAGCACATTATTTAATTTACTCGGTTGGTTATCTGACGCTGCTAAAGGTGTAGTGACTACGGCAGAAGAAAAAATTGGCGAAGCTAATAACAATATGCCTGTGGGTACAGCACAAGCACTTATTGAACAAGGTGCTAAAGTATTCTCAGCGATCCATGCAAGATTACATAGATCACAAGCTAAATCATTAGCCATCATCTCACGTATCAATCATTGGTACTTGAGTGAGATGGACAACGAATCAGGAGAAGAAATTGAGGTTAGGGACTTTGCTTACAATAACGATGTACGTCCTGTATCGGATCCTAACATCTTCTCGGAAACGCAAAGACTAGCACAAAACCAAGCCATCTTAGAAATGGCAAAATCAGCACCACCTAGCATGTTTGATATTCGTGCAATGTATCGCCGAATCATGAAGCAAATGAAGATACCAAACATTGATGAGATTTTACCAAATCCACAAGGTGCTAATGAATCTAATCCAGCATTAGAAAACGTGTCAATGACAATGGGTCGTCCAGCAGCGGCGTATCCAGATCAAGATCATATGGCGCATATTAAGATTCATTTGGAATATGCAAACAATCCTGCATACGGAGGAAACCCAGTCATTGGACCGGCATTTACACCGCATGCATTAGAACATATTAAGCAACACTTAACATTACACTATCTACAATCAATGCGTGCTTATGTAGCAGAAGCTGCAGGTGGCAAAGATACATTTAATCTTAACCAAGAAAAACCATTAGATTTAGAAGCACAACAAGCTTTAGCAATTGCATCATCTATGGTAAGTGAAGATGCAAATATTACAATGCAAACTTATTTACCGCAAATTAATGCATTGGCACAAAAAGTACAACAAATGCAACAAGCACAGCAACAACAAGCTGCAAATGCTGATCCAACAGCTCAAGTTATCTTGCAAACACAAATGGCTGAGACTAAACGTAAATCAGAAGAAGCTCAATCACGTATGCAACTTGATATGCAAAAAGATCAACAAACATATCAACTTGAAGTGGCTAAGTTACAACAACAAATGGCAGATCTACAAGCGAAATATCAAACACAATCTACCATTGACTCACAACGTAACGCTACACAAATTGCCATGGCAGATCTTAACAATTCATCTAAAGAACGAATTGCGGAAATTACCGCTCGTGCTGAATTAACTTCTGATCAATTGTTAATGCAACACGAACAAGATCAAACAGCGCTCATGGCATCTCATGAAGCACAAGCAGATATTCGCCAACATGGCATCGAAATTGACCAGCAAAACTTTCTCCATCAAGCACAGATGGCACAGCAAGCTGCTCAACAAGCCGCACAAGCGGATCAAGCAAGAAAGCAACGCATGAGTGAAATGTTGCAAGCACGTTTGCAAAGTCAAGCTCAACAAAATCAACCACAACAACCATCCGAGGAATAAATCATGGCATTAGATAAAAATATAGGTTTTAGAAAAGCCTACCAAATTACAGGTGAACCTGGTTATGCTGGTGACACAGCAAAAACAGAAATTGATCCTGGTAAAGGCGGTTCACACAGAGACAATAATTGGAAAATTAGCGCTGGTCAAGCTAAGTTAAAACTTGCTGGCAAAATTGGTCCAAACGAAAACGTAACAGAATACACAAAATAATAGGGCGGAAATCCTAAATTAATGCATTAGTGTTTTTATAACGGTCTGTAAAGACTGGGAAAGGATATATGAAAGACATTATTACTGAGTTAATCGGCTTAATTAAAGCTGAGCAACAAAGAATTGCGGAGTCATTAACCGCAGGTCATGCAATCAACATTGAATCTTATCAGCGTTTAGTTGGTAATTATCAAGGTTTACAAGCAAGTTTAAACTTACTTGATGGTTTGATGACCGAAGATGACGAACAAGAATCATAATTTGTAAAAATTAAAGGAGATTGCCGAATGGCAGCATTTGATATTGTAGCAAACGCAGAACCAGATACACGTTCTGAGTTAGAATGTTTTCCAATTGTAGATCCAGGCCTAGAAGTTGCAGGTGATCGCGTGTTAGTTCAGCTAAGACGTGAAAAATCTAAATCAAAAGGTGGGATTTTATTGGTAGACGAAACGAGACAAACACTTAAATTTAACGAAACTGTAGCAAAAGTCATACAAGTAGGACCGCTTGCTTACAAAGATCCGTTTACTCTTGAACTATGGCCTGAAGGTCCGTGGTGTAAAGAAGGCGATTTAGTAAGAACAATCAAATATGGTGGTGATCGCTTTGTTGTTGACGCTGGTGATGATGGCAGTCCTGTCGTTTTCATCACATTACAGGCTCGCGAAATCATTTCTCGCATCAAAAATTTTGAATTTGCGCAGAAAATGAAAGCGTTTGTTGATTAATTAACTTTGTAGAAAGCTAAAACAATGGCAGAAGATAAAAAAGAACTAAATATTCCTATTAAGGAACAAGACGATGGAAGTGTTCTAGCCAAGGTTGCCGATTTACCAGAAGAATTTGATGATGAGGCGCCAAAAGAACAAAAAGAGGGCGGTGAAGTAGAAGCTTCTACTGAATCAGCACCTGCAGACGACGATCATGATGACGAAAATGATCACCATGACGAATCTGACGAAGAACCCGATGAAGATGAACGTGAAAAAATACGTGAAGCTCGTCGTGAAGAGCGCAGATTAAAAAAAGAACTCGCAAAACAACGTGAGGCATCTGCAAAACATAAAATTACAGCACTTGAGAGACGAAACGAAGAGTTAGCTCGACGTTTAGCATCACTTGAGAACACAGCAACATCATTTAGACTTAATCAAATCGATAAAACGATTGAAGATGAAGCAACAAAAGTCGAATATGCAAAAATGAAGATGTTGCAAGCAGCTCAAGCTAACGATGCCGCAGCTCAAATCGAATATTTGGAACAATTGACTGATTCGAAACAAAAACTTCAGCAATTGCAACATTTTAAGAAACAACAACTCGAAGCAGCCAAGAAGCCAGCACAAAATGTGCCAACTCCTATGGCACAAGATGTTCAATATAATGCCACAAACTGGCTTAAAAAAAATTCTTGGTATGATCCACAAGCTCGAGATACAGATAGTAGAATTGCCAAGGTAATCGATCAAGAACTAGCCGCCGATGGTTGGGATCCAGCAGATCCTGAGTATTGGGATGAGTTAGACAATAGGTTATCTGCACGTCTACCACACCGCTACACAGCGAGTGGTAAGTCAGCACCGCGAAGAGCTGGTCCAACAGCTTCAAGCAGAGTGTCGAATACAACAACAGCAAGACCTAACACAATCACATTAAGTAAAGATCGTGTTCAGGCAATTAAAGACGCTGGTGCATGGGACGATGTAGAGAGACGTAATAAAATGATCCGCGCATACGCATCGTATGATCGCGCTAATAAAGGATAATACAAATGGCTAATACTAGAATTAAAAGAGATTTAGACGATCGTTTAATTGATCGTGCTCAAGAAGTAAAAGATCGTGCAAATGCTGCCGATCCAAATGATATCGCACGTCGCGAACGTATTGATGCGTTCAGAGACAAATGGGCAAATAGTGCACTGCCTGACATTCCTGCGAACGCAATTCCTGGAATGCACTTGTGCTGGTTGTCAACAACCAACACATATGACAGTATCGACAAACGTATGGCATTAGGTTATGAGCCAGTTAAAGCCGGAGAATTAGGATTAGGCTTTGAAGGACTAGGCAAGATGAGCTCAGGCAAGTTTGAAGGCTGTGTGTCTTGTAATGAGATGGTTCTTTTTAAATTACCAGAAGACGTTTATCAAGAAGTTATGCATATGTTACATCTTGAAGATCCTCTTGAGCATCAACGCAATATTACTGCGCAAGTACGTAATACTGCAGAGGAAAGAAAAGGTGGACGTTCACTCCTTGAAGGCGGTTTATTGGAAATGGAAAAAGAAACAGCAAAAGCAAGTAAAAATATTCGTTTTTCTTAACTAACTTTAAACACAAAGGATAGACACTTATGTCAGCAACATTTCAACCCTTTGGTCTGAAGCCTGCCTACCACCCAAGTGGTCTTGATCGTGCAGTACCATTCATTGGCACTAACACATATCAAAATGGCGCTTCATATGGTGCAAACTACTCATTAAGTTCTGGTCAATCATTTTTCCAGTACCAACCAGTTAGTTTGACTCAATATGGCCAATTAACAATCGCCGGTTCATCTGGCGGTGTTTACGGTTCTTTCGACGGTGTTGAGTACACAAACTCAGACGGTCGTCGTTCTGTAGCAAAATCAATCTCTAAAACAGCAGCAGATGCATCTACTAACATCATTTTCTGGATTTTCCAAGACCCAGCTCTTGTTTATGAAATCCAAGTAAATGGTTCAGCAAATGCAAACGCAGTTGGTACAGAATACAACTTTGATGCAACATCTGGTTCTAACACAGCTTCTGGTTACACTATTGGTGTAGGCGGTGCTGGTTTCTCAACTACAGCGCTTAATGCTACTGCAGTTGGTACAGGTAACCAAGGTCAAGTTCGTGTAGTTGGATTAGGTCGTGAAGCAGCATACCCAGCAGGTAACACAAATTCATGGGGTGACGCATACACAATCGTTCAAGTACAAATCTGTAATAATCAATTCACTGGCGCCGTAACATCGGTCTAACTAATTAACGAAAGGAATCTCTAGATGGCAACCCCAATGAGAAGTACGGACTTTCGTGCGGTAGTCGAACCGATTATCAACGAAGTCTTTGATGGCGTTTATGAACAACGCGATGACGAATGGAAAGGCTTTGTAGAACAAATACAAGGTATTCCAAGAAACTACCATGAAGAAGTAATGCTCTTCGGTATGAACGCAGCTCCTGCTATGCCTGACGGCACACCAGTTAGCTACGATCAAGGCGGTACATTATATATCACACGTTTTATCTACCAAATCTATGGTTTAGCATATGCTTTAACTAAAGTTTTGATGGAAGACGGTGATCATATCCGTATCGGTTCTACATTTGCTAAACACTTAGCTCAATCTATGATTGAAACTAAAGAAACATTATGCGCTAACTTACTTAACTTCGCTTTCACAAGCGGTTACGTAGGTGGTGATGGTGTAACATTAGTTAGCACAGCTCACCCTATCGCTAACGGTGCTACATACAGCAACCAATTAAGCACAGCTGCTTCTTTATCACAAACATCAGTTGAGCAACTTTTAATTCAAATCCGTTCAGCTGTTGACAACAATGGTAAACGTATCAGATTAAAAGCAGAACAATTAGTTGTTCCACCAGCACTTGAATTCCAAGCTGAAGTTATTCTTAAATCAGTTTTACGTTCAGGTACTGCAGACAACGATTTGAACCCAATCAAGTCAACAGGTATGTTACCTAATGGTGCACACGTTGTGACTCGTTTAAGCTCATCAAAAGCTTGGTGGATTCAAACAGACGCAGAAAACGGTCTCATGTTAGTAATGCGCCGTCCAATGGAGAAATCTATGGAAGGTGACTTCGAAACAGACTCAATGCGTTACAAAGCTACAGAACGTTACGCCACGGGCTGGCACGATGCTCGTAACATCTACGGTACAGCAGGTCTATAATCATTACGATGATTGTGAAAAAGCCAGTGTAAAAACTGGCTTTTTTGTTATATAATATCAATATGAAAATAATTACAAGACAAGAAGCACTTAAACAAAATTTAAAAAAATACTTTACTGGATTACCATGTAAAAATAATCATATTGCAGAAAAAAGAACAAACAATAGAACGTGTATTGAATGTTTAAATATCTTAAAAAGAAATTGGTCTAATAAACCAGATGTAAAAGCAAGAGGATTAAAAAGATTAAATGCTTATGATAAACAATATCCAGATCGCCACTTAGCTAGAACACGAAAACGTCAATTAGCTAAATTAAATAGAATTCCAAAATGGTTAACTGAATCTGATTGGTTAAACATTAAATGTAAATACTCAGTGGCCAATATGCTATCTCGAGAAAGTGGTAAAAAGTATCATGTCGACCACATTATCCCCTTACAGGGCAAACTGGTTTCTGGTTTGCATGTACCATCCAATATACGAGTCATTCCAGCGACGGAAAACGTCAAAAAATCAAACAAGCACCTATTTTAGGGCGAAAACTATTAAAAATATGCATTAGTAGTGATAGGAAGATTTGCCTCCAACAGGGGCCCGTTACTTCCCGGGTCTACGATCTAGCGACTGAGTGAGGCTATAAACTCTAGATAGGAAAATTCAAATGTCAGTAACATTTAACCAACCAATTCGCGTTTACAAGTACAATAATCCAACAAACAATGGAACAATTGCACCTGATAATAGCGGTGCAGTATCAGCAACACAACAAAGCTATATTCTTAATCCAATTACAACTACAACAGCAAATACAACAGTATTTACAACAGCTGATGTAGGTCAAACAACAGCTACACCATTCGTATTACCAGCTGGTTCAATTATTAGTAATGTTCGTTTATTCCAAACAACAGCAGCAGCTAACTTAGCTGGTGGCGTTATCACTGTTGCAATTATTCAAACTAACCCAACAACAGGTGCTAATACAACAACCACAATCGGTACAATTACTCCAACAGCAGCTGGTGGCGTTATTCCAATCACATTTACATCTACTGCAGCAGTAGCAGCAATTTTAAATAACATTGGTACATTAGACGCTACATTAACATTTACAGCGGCTGCAGTATCTGTATTATCAAGTGGATCATTATCAGGTACATTTGATGTTAGCTATACAGCTCGTAACTATGATGGTTCTATCCTTAACGTAGGTCAAGGTTACACCAATTCTTAATTAGGAGTAAACCATGCGTGAAGTAGTCGTAACAGCAGACAGCTCTGGAAATACTCCAGCGGTTGTTTTAGATCAATATCTAACACCTAATCATGTGACTTATGTAAGTAGCAACGGAAGTGCTACAGTACAAGTAACTGTGACAGATCCATACCCAGTCAACGCAAAGACTGGAGTATTTTCAACTCCAACATTTACTTGGACAACAGCAGGAACCACTTATCCTAATGCAGCAGGCTTCTTAGGTCAGCCATATCGTGCAATTAGATTAACTGGTGGTGCTGCAGGTGACACATTAACGGTAATCCAAGCTGGCGTTAGATAATAATGCCGGTTTATATCGACACACGAGGCAATTCCGTCTTATCAGTCGGCGTTTGCGATCGATGCAGTCGAAAATTTCCTTACGTAGACCTCATGCCAGACCCCAATTTTCCTGGCATGAGAGTTTGCAAGGATGACTTAGATAATTTTGACCCATGGCGTTTACCCGCCATACAAACAGAAAATATAGCGTTACGTTTTCCACGTCCTGATGTTAATATTGCACTCCCAGCGAGTCAAGTGTGGACAGAAAATGATAATGCAATGTTTTTGGAAGGTATTCCACCATATTCTGGTGCTCAAGGTGATTTAGCAACTGGATCAAGTGCCGTATCAGGTAACTTACAACATCCTCCAGTGCCACAACCACCCGCAGTACCTGGTAATCCACCAATTGTACTTGGTGTATTGCCAAATAGTGGATCACATTTAGGAAATACAGCAGTTGTATTGCAAGGTTTATATTTAACAGGCGTAACAGCCATTAATTTTGGTGGTACTAATGTGACAAGTTTCACAATAACCAATCAAAATAACATATCATTTAATACTCCAGCGGGAACCGTTGGATCAATTACAATCACCGTAACTGGCCCTTATGGCACAGGACAAGGTGTAAACATATTCAGTTATACTTAATTTAAGAGAATAGCACATGGATCAACCGATATCGCAACTACCAGTCGCCTCCAGTATTACAGGATCGGAACTCACGGTAGTTGTTCAACAAGGCGTTACAAAACAAGCATCTGTATCACAGATTGCTAACGCGGTATCTCCTGGTAAACTTATTACCAATGCAAATATTTTATCAAGTGGTGATTTATTCTTCAATTATAGCGATGGATCAACACAAGATGTAGGTCGTGTTGCTGCAAATGTAACCGTTGGCACCACAACAACATTAACACCAGGTGCTAATGCTACAGTTACCAATTCTGGTAATTCATCAAACGTTGTTTTAAATTTTGGTATTCCAACAGGTAACGCAGGCCCATCTGGTAATGCTGCAACTATTTCTGTCGGCACAACATCAACACTTTCACCAGGATCAAATGCCACTGTAACAAATAGTGGTAATTCATCCGCAGCAGTATTTAACTTTGGTATTCCTCAAGGCGCGACTGGTAACACAGGCCCACAGGGTAATGCTGCAGCAGTTTATGTTAACTCAACCACTACATTATCTCCAGGCACACCAGCAAACGTTACCAACTCCGGTAACTCATCCGTAGCTCTCCTTAATTTCTTTGTTCCTGGTAGCCCAACCGTTAATGTTGGAACAACAACTACATTATCTCCAGGATCTAATGCATCAGTTACCAATAGTGGTAACGCATATGCTACCGTTTTAAATTTCAGTATTCCACAAGGCGCTACAGGTAATATTGGACCACAAGGTAATGCTGCAACCATTACCGTTGGTACTACAACAACACTTTCACCAGGATCAAATGCCACTGTAACAAATAGTGGTAATTCATCCGCAGCAGTATTTAACTTCGGTATTCCTCAAGGTATAATAGGACCACAAGGTAATGCAGCCACTATAACAGTAGGTACAACAACAACCGGCGTTGCAAATTCAAATGCATCTGTTACTAATAGTGGTAATTCATCAGCAGCCGTATTAAACTTCACTATTCCTGCAGGCCCATATACCAATGTAACAGTTGGGAATACAACTACATTATCATATGGTTCAAATGCAACCGTAAATAATAGTGGTAATTCAACGACAGCAGTGTTTAATTTTGGTATTCCGCAAGGTGCTCCAGGTACAGGTTTAGGATATTCAGGCACATGGAATGCATCAACAAATACACCAACACTTACATCAAGCGTAGGTACTCAAGGTAACTACTATGTTGTATCTGTAGCAGGTACAACAAACTTAAATGGTGTTAATTTATGGTCAGTGGGTGACTGGGCATTATTTAATGGAACTGTTTGGGAAAAATTATTAGGATCTCCTTCAGAAGCATTTAATACTATTACTGTAACAGGCCTCACAGGTTATATGTATGCAAACAATACATCAGCAGTTACCGCATCAACTACTATTCCTACAACAGCATTAAGTGGCACTATCACCAATGCTCAATTAGCAAACAGTTCTATTACAGTAAATGGTACATCTATCAGTTTAGGTGGTAGTGGTACCATTACAGCAAACACGACTAGTACATTAACCATTGGTACAGGACTCAGTGGCACAAGTTTCAATGGCTCATCTCCAGTTACAATTGCTTTAGCTAATACTGCAGTTACGGCCGGATCATACACAAATGCAAACTTAACGGTTGATGCACAAGGTCGAATCACTGCTGCATCTAATGGATCTGCAGGTGGTGTAACATCATTTCAAACAAGTTTAAGTGGATTATCACCAAGTACTTCAACCACTGGTGCTATTACTTTATCAGGTACTTTGGGTGTATCAAGTGGAGGAACAGGAGTTACAACATCAAGTGGCGCTAACTCTGTCGTATTGAGAGATGCAAATGGAAACATTACCACAAACTGTTTATTTGAAGGATATGTTAACCAAGCTGCTTCAGGAACAACGATTGTATTAACTGCAAGCACAGTACAAAATTATGCTATTACTGGATCAGGTGGTCAAACTATTAAATTACCTGATGCAACCACATTACCTAATGGCGCAACATTTACATTTAATAACAATCAATCATCAGGCACGATTGTTATTCAAAATAATTCATCTACAACAATTGCAACT